TAACTCTAGTTTCTCCGAATCCGTGTCCTCTAGTGTCCCACATATAATATGGTATAATCTGTGAATTGTCACCTAATTTCCCTGGTGAGTTAAGACATTTTCTAATCAAATATCCATTTGATTCAATTGTTGTAGAATCCGGATCGTCTTCACTAAAAATAAAATCTAAACCAATAGGTCCTTTTGAATCAAATGTTGCACTATATAAATCAGTATATGGTGAATTTGCCTCTTCATATTCAAAAGGAAAAATTCCTGCTTGTGTATTGAAGTTCATCAACTGAGCAATGTCACCATCAATTAATCCAAATCCTCTTGAATCAAATAAATCTTGTACGTCTAATTTACCTCTTTCTTTTATTTCTTTTGATTGAATAATATATTCCATCAAATCATCCAAACCTTTATATGATGTTGAACCAATACTTCTTGTTATAGAACAGTTAACATCAAACTCCGGATCAATACATATTTCTTTAATCCATGTTGACCTTGGTCCTAAATCTATTATTGTTGTTGGAAAATTAATCTCTCTTTTTCTTACATTCCTACCAGATACGTCTCCGAGTAAAATAGTGTAATTTGGTAAAGTAGGAAATTTATTTGTATCACTATAATTTATATTTTTTCTAACACCATAAAAACCTTTTGTTTTACCACTATATTCTATACTTGTTTGATTGTCGCTTTGTATTTCATAAGCGGTGTAATTACTATTGTATGGTGTTGACCTATAATAAAAATTAATTTTACCGTCAGACTCAACTTTTTTATAAACACAATCTTTACAGAATCTATTTGAACCTCTTTTCATAAACTGAAAGAAATATAATACTCCATTCAACCATGAATTCGTAAACACATATGATATAACACCTCCACACATTAACTTACCAAACAATTTTCTTCTTCTATATGAGTTTAACATTTCTCCAGTTCTACCGGCTAAAGGCACAATTGTATAAACACCATCTCTAAATTCTGACCATCCAGTTAATGTTCCATTTTCTGTTGGTCCATAATCTACCGGTAATGTGTCTCTATTTTGTCCAAAATATTGACCATATTTTATACATCTTGAGTCGTTATTTATAAAATTTCCTCTATTAACCGTTGGAAACTTAGGATACACCGACGCAACTCCAGCAACATCATATACCAATGGTGCTTCACAATCAGTAACAGCATATTGTCCGGTACCTAATATCTTACTATTATAATCATCATCAAGCTGATCCCACATAAATCTGGAGAAAGAGTTAGGTCTATGTGGTCCAGTATTTCCGGGTAATTGATTGATTGGTCTATATTTTTTATAGTAATCAGTTACTTCTCTGTATGAATTTGCGGTAAAATTTAAACCATAAATTGGCATAACAATACCTTTCAAAGACATATTACCGGTCCTACTGTCATCTATAATATAATCATATTTAGAACATCCACTTTCAATTTCTCTAATTGTATATTCAGTTGGAGTAAAGCTAGATTTAACTAACCATATTTTTTTAATTAAAACATACCCATCTGAAGCATGACAAGTATTTGGTACTACAGTATCTATAGGTACATTATATGAATTTGAGATGTCTTCTAATATTTTTAAATATAGTCCTTTTACTTTCCATGTATTTCTAAATGAATCCCAAATAATTGGATATATTTGACCTAACCCAATTGGAATAAAAAGACTTTGTCCTCCAAGTATATCAATTTCAATTAAATAATGTTGATAAAGAAATGCACCATCAACTTGAGTACCTTGATTTTGTGTTGGTAAATTAATTGGTGTAAATCCAGGAAATCCCGAACCTGTAGTTCTAAAATATAAATCATAGTCAAAATTAGCACCTGCGGTTCCCGAACATCCATTAGTTTGAATGGTATCAAGTGTTAATCCTATAGGTGTTGATTGTCCTGCAACTCCACAAAGATTTATAGTGTCTCCACTAATTACTGTGTGTGTTATCGATATACTATCACAATCTAAAAATGAAAATGTTATATTTGTTCCCTCATTATTAATAAAACTATAAGAATCACAACCTGGTGGTCTTGTTGTTAAATAATTTTCACCAAAATAAAAATTTGTATTTGTTGCTGTTGTTCCTGTAAAGGCAGCAGAATTTACAGGATTTGTTATTATTTCGTATTCTCCTTCGGATTCATCTTCAGTACAATCGTAGCAATCAGGATATGTAATTAGATTTAAACGAAATATATTATTAAATTGAAACTCTTTTGCTCTTTTATACATTTTAGCAGAAACTCTATCAGTTATCCCTGTATCCGCCAAAAGATTTGCAATAAAAAATAAAACAGTTGCAACAAATTCTCTTAGAAACAAAGATATTCTAAGAATTATAAATTCGATGTAACTTAATATTGTGAGTATAAAAAAATTAAATCTATGATTTCTAACCGCATCATTTACAGGAAAATAATTATTTGTTGTTGAACAATCTTCTTTTTCTGATGGCCATATCTCTTTAATTCCAATAAAAGATTCTCTTCTATCTTTTACAAAAAAACTAAAGGCTCTTTCTAACGCACTTGTTTTATAATATTTGTTTATAAATTGACTAACAGAATATGTTCTACCATATCTAAATTGATAAAAATAATCTTGTGGTACACCTATTTTACCATCATTGATTGCATCAGTACTTCTACCGGAAATTTCTTTAAGAGCTTCTGTTGGATAATCATCTATATTAGTACTAAAAGAATATGACTTAGGATTAATCGTACTATAATCACCAATTAAAAACGTATCATTAATGTGATATTCTCTAATATTTGGAACTAATATTTTACCTGTTAGTTTGTTTCTTTCACCACCATCCTTATCTAAAGAAAATCTGAATCGATACGTTCCTTTAGTTGGTATACCTAATTTACCATCTCTTGAAATTACATTTTCACCAAATTCATTGGTATATATGTAATGTGTATTCATAGGTACTCTAAAGAAAAAAATACCATTTTCGTCTATAGTACTATCAATTGTAAATTTTTCTAATATTGGTCTGTCCATATTAGGACTACCATCTTCGTTTTTTTCATAATTACCAGTAAATCTAATCGCCTCAACATCTCCTTCAAATGTAGTAAGTCTACATTTTTCACCCATTTGATTATCAACGTTACAATTAACTCTTAACGCATCTTTACCTGTATCAGTAATTGTACCTCCCATTATTAATGCATAAGGTTCCAATCTAACTCCACGTTCTCCTAAATCAAAATCTGTCCTTGTTAATCCGATTTCACATAACGACTCGTTACCCCAAAACGGATAAACTTCAATAGTTTTATCAAATGAAAAAATTTGAGGTAGGGTATCTAAATTTTCAGAAGATAAGAAAGTATATTTGTTTTCAAATTTCTCTTCTGATATTCCTTCATACATTAAATCAAAAGGAACTAATGATTGACATCCCATATCTGATAAATCAATATCAACATGTATTGTTTGTGAACCGACTGGAACTCCCCAAATCATGAAATCACCAGAATCATTTGTTTTTACGGTATATTTGTAATATTTTTCATACACTTCTAAAACCTCTTCTCTCGTTAAAATATCTTTTTGGTCAAAAAATGTCCCTGTTGGTGTATGTCCTGAATGTTGTTTTCTTGATGGTAATAAATTATATCTATAGTTATTTTCATTTCTATCTTCTGTTGAAACATATGGATATAAATTAGATATTACAGGGTCTTCTTGGTCAATCTCGTTTTGAGGTATGAAAATTGAAACTCTAGCATTCGGAATCCCAAATCCGCTATTTACACTTACTCTTCCACACACCACTCCATAATCTGCACAAAGTGAGGTGTATGCGTCTTGTTGTGTAAACTTTAATGACAATATTTCGAGAAGGTCGAAATCTTGTTTTAATTCAACAGTAACCCTTTGGTCTTGACCTATTTTTGTTAAAATTCTGTGTTTTTGCATTGTTATTATAATAAATAGAAAGGAAGATATTTTCTAATTATTATAAACAAAAAACGATTTAAAATGTAGTCGTACCTAAAGTTTTGATTCTTATTTTGATATCTTTATTTGGGAATCTAATTTGATATATCTGATTTGCCAACATATATATTGTCATATCCGATTGTAATATTTCTTTGGTGATATTATCTTTATAAGCTTGAGTAACTTCAGATGAAGAATATAATCCACCTATTTGATTAAAAACTCTAATATCAATTACGTTTACAACTCCACTCACATTACCTAGTATTCTATAAATGTCACCAACAAATAACGGATCACCCATTTTTCTTCCTTCTATTGCAAAATATTGAACAGTATCGTTAATTGAGTTTTTAATTACCTCAGTTCTATTGACATTTTTATCTACAACCATATCTATCTCAAGTCTGAAATCGATTACTTCTCCACTAGATATTTCTATAAAGTCATTTAACATTCTATATTCGGACAAATAGGACGTTATATTATTCTTTAATGTCGTTGATACTGTATCCGTTAAATTACTATCAGCGTCATATGATAATAATTTTATTTTTACTTTATTATCTTCTTCTAACACATTAACCTTAGCAGGCGCTCCGAAAGTTGATGGCATTGTTTCTATTAACGATTTATAATCATTTAAAGTAACCGCCCTGTTTTGTGCCGAAAAATTATATGCCACCATATTTCTCACTTCTTCTATTGTGGGTTGGTCAGCACCTCCGACAGCAGGAGTCACATTAGACACAGACAATGATTGAATTACTTGCGAATTTATTGACGCGCTTGGTCCTTCAACTACAAAATCAACACTATCTACACTTGTTATTACATTCACACCTAAATTAGAATCCCTACCTCCACCTATACGATATTTTACAAATATGGTAGTATTAGGTCTTGGTGTTGACCCTAAAGACATATTATTTAAAAATGAACCCAAACTTACTGTTAGTCCATTATCAACAAAACTTTGTAAGTTATCCATAGGATTGACAGTACCAGAACCAAAAGTTAATGAAAAATATCCTTCAGGGGTATATTCTGTCACAAACTTATTTGTTACGCTAATATATTTACCAGCCTTAAAATTGTCTCTATCAGAAACGGTTGTTGGGTCGGGTATAAAAACTTTACCTTCAATTAATGATTTTACTTCATACCATTTGTTAGTTGCACTATCAAATTCTGCTGATGTTGGATTGGTGCCAAAGGTTGTACCATCTTTATGTATAACAGACACCACACCTAAAACATTTTGTTCAGGTAGATAAAGTTTTAAAAATGGTTTTTGGTCAAATTCCGTAATAACTCTTCTGAATATTCTGGTTAAACCATTTACTACTGGTTCTCTCTTTACAATTGTATATGAAATCAATCTATTATTACCATCAAAATTTGGTATTTTAAGTCTATTTGTTTCTCCCCTACTATTGAATGGACTTGTAAAATCAATGTCTTCTATTGTTTCAAAAATTTGTCCTCCTCCAGAAATTTGTGCTCCACTTTTTAGAATTCCCAAATATCTTTCATCTTCTTTATCTCCAGCGACAGGAACATTTACAGAAAAATCACAAAGTGCAACTGATGGTCTCGTACCTGGTACTTTTAACCCATATGTTTTTGCAATATGATAAAGAGATTGTCTTTGTTGTGCAAAATCCAACATGGTTTCTTGCCATACTCTATCTATATGAAAATGTAAATTATCCGAAACCGCAGCATTCAAATCCAACAATACGGAAAATATAGAAGCGTCATTTGTATTTTTTATTAAATCAGGATAATACTCTTTAGTCATATTGACAAGTTCTTGTCTTAGACCAGCAAAATCCCTAACTGCGTATGATATTTTCTTTGCCATGTTAAATGTTTATTATTATAAAATCTGATGTTGAGAACGCACCATTATTAACCGTATAATCGATTTTAACTCTTGCTGTATATGGTTCAGTACTATCATTAGACACTCTAAATAATCTTGAATTTTCTTCTTCCGCGAATGTTCTTGGTTCGTCAGGATCATCTTCAGCAGATACCACTTCAATTGAATTAATATCAAGATTAGGTATATATTTTTTTACACTTTCTCTAATTTCATCTTCTATTAAATTAAAAGATACAGAGTCGTTTTGGTCAAAGATGAATTCATATAATCTAGTACCAAAATCAGGAAGATAATATCTACTACCTTTTCTTGTTAAAATTAAATGAATTAAATTAGCTCTGATTTCTCTTTCAGGAGTTTCTGTCATTGCTAAAAAATCACCTTTCCTACTATCCCTAAAAGGGAAATCTATACCATACGTTACTGCCATATAGAATAAATATAAAGAATGACGATTTAGATAATATCATCATCCCTCAATTCTTTTTTTATTATATCATTTCCTTTAACACCTTTAGGTTCATATGGACAATTTTTACAATTTTTACCACAACAATAACCTCTTTTAAGTAAAAAATGAACAGTCAGAACCATAAGTCCCGACTGTTCATCAATTATAAAGTCCTCTCCTTCGATTAACTTCATTAAATTTTTGTGATTTCACAAGACCCACCAGAACAACTCATCGCTGCATAATCACTCACATCTTTGTATTGTGGTTTATTAAGGATTTCACCAAAATTAACTTCTTTGAACTGTCTAGTTACTGTCTCCCACTTATGGAACAAGTGTACATCTTTTAGACAATAAACCATTTTTCTCAAATCGTTTTTGAAATAGTTTTTAGCAAATTTCTTGGATCTTGTTATCCAATAGTTTTTTAATAATACTTGTTCTCTTGTACCTGTTACCGGTAATGATTCCAAAATAGTATCACACGCCAACCATAGATTGTTATCAAAATAATGAAGTCCATCAACAACTAAACCTGAGGCCATGATTGCACCTTTACCATATGCTTCAACAATTTCTTCTAAATTTAAAACAGATGTAAAAGGTGCTTGGTTGAAATCTTTATCTCCATAATCGGACATAAAACTAACCGCAGTGAAGAAGTCTCTTTGTTCCCATATATATTCTACAATAGTATCTTTATCATCAATAATGACGGTACAACTTGTATTATGGTTCACAGGAGAATATGTACACAACTCTGGATTAGTTCCGGCATTTACCCAATGCTGTTGAACTAATTTAATTAAATCCAAATGTTTTATACCTTTCATATCTTTTTTAAATAAACCAGTTTTTGGATTCTCAACAGGTACAAAAACAACATAATCAGATTTAGTTGAAGACCATACACTCTCTTCCAATAAGAATGGCATATTTTCTTCTAACCATTTAGCAGTATTACTTTCCTTGTTCAACTGCATAATTCTGAAATATTTCTCAGAATGTTCGGGATGAATTCCGCTTGCAGTACCTAACACAACTGATGCGTTACCTGATGGTTTTACACATGTAGTTCTGGCAGCTTGATTAATTTCTATCAATGAAGCTAAATGTTTATTTGTATCTTTTACAACTTGAGCACCTTCTTCTAAAAGTTCTGCATTGAATAATTTAGGATTATTCATCCAACCTGTAATACTAACACCAAGTAACGCTTCTTTTTCAAATATTTTTTTACTTGTTTCACCCAAATAAGGGAAATCGGTATACCCTGCTTGTAATGTACCTAAGATTGAAGCGTCTTTACATGCACGTAGAAACTTATCTTTTGTTGTACATTTTTCAGCATTTATTTCAGTAAGGTTACATCCTTGGATTCCAAATTTATTTTTGTTGTTTTTAACATAATCTTCAACAAATTCGTAATCTATTTTTGAAAAATCCACATTATCCAAAACCGGAATTTTCAATATTTCAAAACATGGATTAAACATATCGAACCAACTATTTGCAAACACAAATCCAATGTCATTTGCTCCGTCATTTAATTTAACCAAATATTCGAATTGTTCTTTTTTCACTTCTGATCTTAACAACAATACAGAATTATTACTTCTACCCCTCTGTGGGTTTTCAACTCTCCAATTTCCAGTTTTTGCATGAATCATTTCATTATCATTCGGATCTACAATCATATTCAAAGCTGAACGACGAACACCTCCAGATAACACCGCATCTGCTGAATGACATATAATATCAAAAGCAAGGATTGGTCTTATCTTTGAACCTTCTTTATCTATCCACTTTTTGATTAATTGTTCAATTTTTTCCAATGATTGTTTTAAACCTTCATGACCAGGTGCTTTAAAACCCCCACTAATAAATGCACCTTTTTCTCTGATTTGTGAATAATCGAATTTTACTTCGTATCCAGCATATTCAGGAAATGGTTGGTCATCTGCAAAATAAGAAGACATCAATACCCCTAATGAATCTGCCCATCCTTCAATACTATCAGAAATAACAAAAGTTTTAGTTCCTTTAGTTCTTTTCTCAATTCTACTCAAATTATTTACAAATGGAATTAATAAACCTCCACCAAATCCACATCCAGATAACGCTAAATAAAATATTTCTTGAAATATTCGGTTTCTTGCGATGTGACCAGAAGTACAATTAAACATTCTTGTATTGTGTTTCATAATTTGTTCGTGTCTATACTGCAAATTACGTTGAGATGCTAACACCACTTGGTCTTTCATACTTTCAACTGCAGATTTCAAATATGTTTCAATTTCTTTTACATACTTTTCATATTTTTTTCTATGACCGTCAATTATGTTTTCACACGCATCTTCCCATGTTTCATACCTGTTTTGTTCTTCTAACCATTTGAAATAATCTGAATGTAATTTTAAATCACTCAGAAACTTTTTACCTTTCTGCATTTCTTCTTCTTTTTTTTTTATATTATCTATTTTTATTTGTTAATTCTTGTCTTTTTAAATATGCCGCAGTTGCTCTTGCTTGTTTGTCTTGAACTTTTTGTTCCTCATGTCCAAGTAATGTACTTTGGGCATCAGTATCAATAATTAAATATTCATTATTAAAAGTACAATTTTGAAATATAACACCATCTTTACCAATTCTTGATTTCAATAAAGTTAATGTTGCCAAATTATGTTCTTTTTGTTCTAATGTTTTACCTATCGACAAAATAACGTGTGCAATTTGAGCTTTTTTAATTGATCCTCCCATTTGGTCTCCTGTCACAACTTCAGATGATATTGATTCCCTATTACCTTGAGTTGCTGTCCATATTGCAATATCAAACTCATTTGTCATAGACTCCAAACTTCTCATTACGGAACCTTCACCTTTCCATTCATCACCATTGACTGACCTCTCGGGACTAATACAATCAACATAATCTAAAACCAATAAATCAATTTTAAATCCATCTGATGTTAATTTTCTAATCTTATTCTTTATTTCAGAAACTGTAACATTATCACTTGGTAGTTTCAATAATTTAATATTACCCTTAGAATTATTTTGAATCTCCTCTACTTTCAGTTTAACTTCTTCTTTTGCCTCAGGTTGGTCGTCAGGTGCAATACCTGACCATATTGTGTAATGTTTTCTTTTAATATTACCTGGGTTATCTTCAAAAAATATTTGAAGTACATTATAACCCATGTTGTAGGCAGTATTCGCAAACTTGGTAAGTAAGGTCGTTTTACCAGTACCAGTAGGTGCTAAAACAACACCCAATTCTCCTCTACCTAACCCTCCGTTCAATAAATTATCAACACCAACAATTCCTGTTCTTAATGGATGTCTATGATCTTTCTCTAACGCCGAATCTATATCATGAAACACGTCGGTCGCCTCATCACCGGAAATACCAACCTGTAATGCCTTTTGGATTATTTGTTCAATCTTGTTGTAAGATTCAAATTGTCCATTTTCAATAATATTCTGAACTATTTTTAGTTCCTTTTTTAAGTTTTGTTGCTTACAGAAATTTAACGCAGTATCTTTAACGTGGTCATGAGTCTGTTCGTTATTTTTGATAATTTCTAAAGTATCTAAGTGAATTTTAGAAGATTGTGATTCACCATTTTCAGATATTATTTTTTGTCCAATACTTACATAATCAGGTATTTTACCATATTTTGAAAAATACTCTTTCAAATTTTCCATAATATATTTGAAGGAGTTGTTATCAAAGTACTTACTTTCTAATACCTCAATAATAGTTTCGCCATATTTTTTATCTTCTATTATTGTCTTTATTAGACACTGCTGAAATGACATCCCTAAATGTCCAAAATTTTTTTCTTCGCTCATAATTTTTTTTAGTTAAGTTCGTATTGTAAATACGTGGTTTCCAATTCTGTTGACGATAGTATATCAGTTAATTCTGACAGTATCTTTTTCAGTTTTGGTCGAATGTCTACCGTGTATCTAACCTTCGGATGGTAGAGGTACGCGGGGAATATTCTTTGAATAAATACATTGTCACCTAACTTAATTTCCAATAAAAAATATTCTTTTTCTTTTGCGTTTAATTCTTCCACAACATCGGAATTTAGAATATAATTTTGATTTTCACACAAATAATCGGAACTTTTTATTTTTAAATCTTCCGAAATTTCTTCACAAATATTTTTTACATAATAATGTAAATCCATAGATTTTCTAGCAACCGAATTATGGTCTTTTACATTGAAATATCTTTGACAAATAATATTTCCATCCAATGTTAAAATAAATTCAAATTTTGTAATGTCCTGTTGATTATTCATAATTTTTAATTTTGATTATTCTTTTATTTTTTTCTTTTCTCGTTAATCTTAAGAATGGATTTAAAAATTTAATCCAAGCGTCGTCTGATTTGGGTAGTACGTTGAATAATCCGTCCTCCATCATCATTTTCATAGTATTTTTATATGACCTACCTTCAGGGTCCAAATTATCGTTTATAAGTGACAATATCGTATTTTTTGCCTCTTCCGTTAAAAAAGGAACTTCTAAACTAACTATACTTTTATTAATCTCAAAAAACTCATTACCATAAACTCCGTGTTTTGTTACTCCGGTAAGAAGATTGTTTACTAATTTATTATTTTTGTCTTGTTCAAAAAGTAAATTAGTTTTACTTATAATTTCTTCTAATGTTAAAACTTTGTTTTTGATTTCAGGAAATAAGGTTAATAGTCTTTTGATGCCCATACCTTTTATACCGGAAATGTTATCGGATGGGTCTCCACATAACATTTTAATAAGTTTGACATTTTCAATTAATATTTCCTCATGTTCGTATTTGATTGTGTCTCCTGATTTGTATAATTTACCATGAGACGGGTTAAAAATATTTGTTTGTTCCGACACTAGTTGTGTTAAATCTCCATCTGAAGAATATACGATTTTTTTCTCACTTGGAGAATTTTGCGTATAAAAAGCAATACAATCGTCAGTTTCACAGAATTCAAATTCACCTTGCCTTACATATAACTCCTCCAAATATTGTTTAATTCTATTTCTTTGATAACTATATGAATTTAACTCCTCTTCACTTTTTATTCTTTCTCGTCTATTCTCTTTGTATTGGTGATATATTTTTTTTCTTGACTGATAACCATTTTCTCCATCCCAAAAGACAACTATTTTGTCTAAATGATATGTCTCAAACGATTTCCTAAGAGTATTAATAAAATGATAAATTCCTCCAATGTGTGAACCTTTATAAAAGTAATTCTTGACACCAAAAAAACCAATTGTAAGTAAGTTGTCTCCATCAACAAGTAAAACAGACATTTAAATATATTATTCGTTATTCTTCCTCTGTTACAATATTCAATTCACCAGCGTCTGTAACATTAACACCAAGCATCTTACTGATATAATTTCCGTTTTCTTTTTTATATTCTTCTATTGATTTTTTTTCTTCGGAGTCTTCTTTTCCGCTCATAAATCCATGAGAAGTTACCAAAATTCGACCATCTTCATACCCTAAACCGTTTACGTGGTTTTTCATAATTGATATCTTGGTTCTGGTTGCGATTTTAACTTTTCTTTTGTCTTTTGTAATTGATATCTTAGTAGTTCCCGCACCTTTCTGATTTCCAAACAAAAACACCAATGTAGAATTTAACCAAATCGCTTCTCCACCTTTTGCTTTAATCTTAGGTTGTCCAAATGGATTATCAGGTAACTCCACCCAAGGTTGGTTTACAATAATCAAAGTGTTAGTATAAGGTTTATCAGACCTTCTGGACCCTGATATTCTTTGGTTCAAACCCATACCTATTTTATCAGACAATACCGACGCATTGTGTTGTTTACCACCTTTTCCGTCATATGTCATTTTACATGGTACAGAACCTACTGAATCCCACAAGAACAACATATCGTGTGGTATTTCACCTTTATCTTGTGCATCCAATAGTTCGTTCATATAATCTGTAATTTGTTCAATATATTCAAAATCACTATTGAATAGATAGAAATCTTCAGACCTATCAAATCCCATCAATTCCGCATGGTCCCAACTCCACTTTTGTTCTGTAATTATTAACACAGGCAATATCCCTTTTTTTTGTGCGTCTACCGCGGTTTTGACCAGTGCCGTTGTTTTACCAGTATCACTATGTCCTAACAACATATTAATATGTCCCATAGCAGGTCCTGGTATTCCTGTTGCATCTAAAAACGCGTTACCTAAATCGAAAAAACGATCGGATTTATATTCTGCTTCTTTAGAAAATTTCTTTTTAATTGCACTGAAATCATTTTTTTTAATTGCCATAAAATTTTTTTTAAAAATACCCCCATCATTTCTTGTTATATCCAATACTTTGATGGGGGATTTTGTTTATATATATTAGAAGGGTAAATCTCCGTCTGAGTCATCTTGTTCTTGCAAATCAACAACAGGTGTTGATGGTTTAGATGATTTAGATGATCCAATTGTTTCTTCCAATTGTGAATTAGAAACCCATTTGTTAGTTACTGAATCCCACCTTGGTACTTCACCTTTTGCTACCATTTCAAGATAATCTTCACTTTTCTTTGAATAAACATCACCCCATGTCAATTCATCATCAATCCATGATTTAGCAACATTTGAATCTTCGTGTAGTGGTGACATATCATCAGGAATAACCGAATTGATTTGTGTATATTCTTTACCTGTACCCGCCTTTGTAAGAGTCAAAGAAAGAATCAAATCACGACCTTTTTGGATATCGGTTATATCTCCTTTATTCCTAAAAATTGGGAAAATCTTATCAAGATTACCATCTCCTTTAGCGTTATGTTTAAATCTCCAAAATTTAACACCATCTTGTTCGTTATCCCTATCAATAACTTTAACGATATAAAACTTACGTGAACGATATTGTCTTGCCAATTCTCTATCGGCTTCAACACCCGTCATCATTAATCCTTCATAAACCTCATGTAAAGGTGACCTTTTTCCTTCTTGTTTTGGATCGTAAATTTTCAACCATTGACCATCTACTTGGACTTCATGGAAGAAAACTTCAACAAAAGGAGATGAACCATCTTTTGTAGGAAGGATTCTAATTCTTCTTTCTTCCCCTTTAGAACCTTTCGGTAGTAGGGTTGTAAAATACTTTTTCAATCTATCCTCTTGGGATACTCTGTTTGCGTTGCCACTTGTGGCCATTTTGTTTTTTTCGTACTGTGCTAGTACGGCATCAAATGTTGACATAAAAAATTGTTTTGTTTACTTAAAAATATAGATAAAAAAACCCGAATTAAAAAATTCGGGTCAAATTATTTGTAAAATTTTTTTACCATTTTACATAATATCTTGGGAATGTACCCATAGAATCATATTTTACTTCAATAGTATATCCTAATGTCTTTAGAGATCCTGTCATTACATTATTAACATATTGTCCATCAACAACTACTTGATATAAACCTTGAGATGTTGCACCTGATACTAAAGTATCTATATAATCTAAAGAACCTGTTGATGAATTGGATGCCGACCTAGCGGTTGATGCTGATTGCATAATTTATATATTTTATTCTAATGTTAATAAATAACCTAATTTATTTACTTCACCTAATATTTCGTCTCTTAAATTAAGTAAATCCGTATCTTGTGGTTCAAATTGTTCACTAAACTGATTTAGAGCATTTCTTAAAGTATTCAATAAACCTTTTAAATCTATTTCAGAGAAATTACTTAATTCTATAGTTTTTGTTTCTTCATCAAGAGTGAATCTACCATATTTACCCATCGCTTGTTCTAAGAATTGGTCAATTAATGGGTCAACGGTAGAATAAAATCCACCAAAAGCTTCATGTCTTGCATAACCTTTTGTTTGCCAATGATTAATTCTCATTTGTGCTTGTAAACCTAAAAAGAAGTTTACGTTAAAACTTATATTCATCTTCTTCCTCCTGTGGATTAAATGTGTCTCTTATGGTGTCATTCGAATAGTTTTCTATCTCATCCTTAGTTAAAACATATTCATTTTTTCCACTACTTCTCATCTCACCTTGTTTATTTGCAAAAAATTGTTGTGGATTTTGATTAAATGGATATGAATCCAATGACCTCATCTCTAATTTTTCTTCAGGTGATTTTGGTTTCATCTGTTCAATTTTAGAACTTAATTGGTCAATTTTTGATATAACTGAATCCATTTGACTCAATTTATTTTCTAAATCATCAAGTTTTGTAAATACCGCATCCATCTGACCTAAAACCGTACCTTGGTCTTCTTTATTATCGTCCATTTCTTTTTTGATATTTTTAGTCATATTAACTAAATCTGTAATATCAATTTCTTCTGTATTATCCATCTCAGGGGCTGGTGCTGCCGCAGCGTCCATAGGTGGAGTACCAGCGGGTGCCGCCATAGGGTCCATAGGTGGAACGTCAGCGGGTGGAGGTACATCAGTAGGTGTTGCGGGTGGAACTTCTTGTTCCATCATCATTTTTTTTGTGTAATTATTGATTTCTCTATAACGAATCAATTCTTCATGTAATTTTTTTTCCAACATAGCTTTAATCTTGTAATAATTGTCTACCGTCTTCTGTGACGTATTTTTTATTTATTCTTTCAACTATTCCGTCTTTAGATCTTATAATATAACATTCACCAGTTTTTAAATCACATTCTTCTCTTTCCATACTATCATTAGAAATAGTTCTAACTTTTTTTGGATTTAAAAATTGGTCTATCGAATTGTTCAATTTTTGATTTTCCATATCTTTTTATATAAATATCTTAAATATTATTAAGTTACAGGGGTCATACGGAAATATACCACATCACCATCATTAAGTTTTAATTTTTTCATTAATGAACTTGACATACCGACACCATACCCATCTATTGATGGTCCATTACTTATTGGTCCTTGTACTACTCTCGTATTACCCGTACCCGTCATACTGTATGGTAATGTTTGTGTTGTTTTTTCTTTAGGATTAACAAAAATTGTTCGTACAGATGAACCAACTATTTTATCTGCGGTAAACTCAGTTGATGTTAAATTAAATTTAGTTGAATAAAAATCAGTTGTTCCTGTGGTTAATTTGGCTTCTGACCAAAGTAGTGGTGTGGTGTTTTGTATTCTAGTCACTACACCCATTTTTACCTCATCCCCAATGAAATAATTTTTACCTCCCATTTCAACTACTCTCGCTCTTAACCATTCCCCTTCTTCATTTTGATGAGTATACTTAACTAATTGAATATTTTTTTCATCTAAAAATCCATTATATGGTATACCGTAATTTGTTATATTAACTTTTCTAACTATATTTTTTTGAATATCTTCCCCTTGTATTAATTCTCCTGGTTCCGTTACATAAGTAGCACCATTATAAGTAATTATAACTGAAGTTTTTGTCAATTCTGATTGTTGTTTATCATACTTTGTCAAAACTTTATTTACTAATTTATCAAACAACACTCTATAACTTGAAGTGAATGAGTCTTTAGGGTCTGGCAAAGATGCATATGGTATTCTTGTTCCTTTAAATGTTGTTGTAAAACCATTTGTTTTGATATTGTGTGTTACTTCGGTAATCCAATATGAACCTTTAAAAATTGGTATATTCTTCAAATAGAAAAACATGGTTGGTTGTATCATTGCATTACCCATACTGGTAACATCACATGTATACGATGCCTGTCTATAATAATCAAATAACCCAATATCCACATTGTACGCACCCGCACCTGACTCTGACCTTGCTAAGTTTTCCAAAACCACAAAAGATTCTGTGGTATTTTTTAATGATGTTTGATCTAATTGTACTCCTTTAAAAATACTTTGATTTTGATCTCCAAAACTTACTTCAAATGCAACAACTTTATTTGATTTTGCTAAGTCCCCAACTCTAAAAACATTAGGTGTGGTGATAATCATCGGATTGTTGTTTGTATTCGATATGTTAAAGCTATCGTCTGAAAATTTATATTTTTTACCATCCATGTCGGGATGTTTAGATGTTGGTCCAACCAATTGTACTATAATTTTTGGTGAGGATTCTTGATAATCAACTTCTAAAAATGTACCAAATATATTTTCTGCAACTTTTTTTGAAGGTGTTATTTTTGATTTGTTATTAACATTTGTACCATAGAAATTAATGTATGTGGGTAATGGTTTCATATCTAAACCAGAATCTTCAATCATTATATTTAAAACACTATATAAATCAATCTTATCATTTTTTGTTGAACCTAAATTTAAAATTTTACTTATATTTAAATAAAATTTATCACCTATATCGACATTTGCCTTATCTAAAAATAAAAATTCTTCTAATAAGAGTCTTTGTCCTATTGAATTACCTCCAATCCATTTATCGTTGAATGATTTAAAATAATTGTACAATTCTATCTTCAAAGGGTCGTTGTTATAACCACTAACAATTCTGTTAGTTTCTCTATTCATTAACCCTTCTAATGATTTAAATTTTTTCGTTAATGTTGTTATGAAAATTCCCGCCCTCGTCATTGCACTTGTGATTCCACTCTTATCAAAAAAGTTTATAAATATATTATTTTTTATATACTGTTGAAATGCCGTTTTTGTGTTGACTCCTCCGCTTTTTATAAATCCACCATAAATAAGTGCTAATGGTCTAAATAATAAAATATTTTCTTCATTAACTCTTACATCGTTAACTAAAAAGAAATTTTGGTAGTGTAGGTCAATATCTTCACCGATATATAATTTAATTAAATTTTTGTTTTCGTTTGTTAAATCATCTGTTCTAAATGATTCATATTTGAAAGTATTAAGATTATCAACTTCCGCAAATCCATGAAACACATGAGAATCAATTTCTTTTGGGTTTCCTATTGTGAATTTAACAAGATTTCTATCTGATAAAATGGCGGAAGTAATTCCTTGTAATTTTGTATTTTGTCTTGTTTTTATTTTTTGTAGAAAATCTGTTGTGTTTTCAATAGAATCACCATCTTTCTTTTCTACAGAAGATATGTCTTTTAATAAATCTTGAAATTTTGTATAACTTGTATTTCCAAATCGAAAATAAGAAGACTCGTCTTTAATCTTTTCAGATGCAAATTCTAAAAATATATCTTCAAAATCTTCTAATATTTTAGGACTAAAAGTTGCAATTAAATCAATAACTTTTTTATAATCAATTGATAAAGAATATTCATTATCAATTAAGGTTTTATGGTATTGGTTTGGTGATGGGAATGTTGTTCCACTAAAAGTATCATTTAAATAATCATCTTCAAATATAATTCTAAAATAATTTTGATATTCTGTTTGATAAGTATTATTACTTAATGATTCAGAAGTTGTATTTGTTGTATAAATATGTTTATTATTTGACCTTGAAGGTAAAATAGTGAATCTTAAATCATTATTAAAATATTTTGAGTTATCAACTAAATTTGTCCAATATCTAAATCCATTTGATGATACACCCATAATTCCAAGAATCGCATTTATTGCAATATTCGCTTCATAGGATGTATTACCCGATTCTACTATATAATGATTATAATCATTAATCACTTGATGATATATCGCATCATAAAAGGGGTGTATACCTAAATCAATATTAATATTATATGAAACAAAATCACCATTAATATTAAAAATATCTTGATTATTATTGTCAAAAAACAAAGATTCATTTATTGGTGTCGTAACATCACTTATTATATCGACTCCTTCTAATATAAATTTTTTATATCTGTGATAAATAGAACCCCATTTAACAATTAAGTGATATGGTAAGAAATGTGTTGATGATACTTCTCTAAATAAAGATGACATTCTAATTGATGTGTTATCTTCATTGAAATCTATCATGTCTTCTAAGTCGCAAAAAGGTAATGAATTTAATAAAAGATATGATGAACCCGCATACTTCCCATAACTCGCAACTTTATTAAAATCGTTATACAATTGTTTGTGAAAGTATGGTGTATTTAAAATATTAACAGATGTATTATTAATTTTTAATTTCTGTTGAAAAATATGTTGTGTGTACCCTCCACCTAATTTAACCCAACTTTTAGCATTTATTGGTGATGTTATAAAACCATCTGTACTGCCAGCAATCAGATTTCCATTGAATTTAAATTCTTCGTCAGTAAAACTATTTTTGTTTATATAAAACAAATATTCATCAGAATTAAATGGGTATATATTTTTTCTATATGATTGTGGGGTATATTCTTTAAGATTCTTATTTAATTTCTCATTTTTACCGATTTTACTTGAGAATACACTTTTTTTATATTCTGATATTTCAAACGGAAAGTTTAAAATATCTTTAATGTAATCTATAGTTGGTAAATAATCTTTATAATATGGATAACGCTCAAATTTTGAATGTTCTTCCATGGATTTTTGTAATGAAAGATGTGAATCTATTTTTTCTTTTAATAATGTTATAATTTCATCATTATTTTTTATCGAGTTTTTAATATTTTCAAATTCATTTTCCGCCAATTCTTGTATTGTATCCAATCTGAATGAATCTATCAAAGTTGTCTGAATTGCTCTTTCCCATATTTCATAAAGAAATGAAGATGGTGATTGGTCTATATATGGTGTTGCGAGTGTTAAATCAAATATCGTATTAATTTTAATAAAATTACTGATACTGGTGTCGTCGTCAAAATTGAAAGTTATATTATTTGCACCATTTTCTTTTTCTGAGTTAGTATCTACTTTGTTTGTTGACACTTCTATAAAGTTTTCAACAAATTCTACTTCGGGCCAAATTAATGGGTTATCCGATTTTAATTTTTTTACCAAATCAGATTCTCCTGGATATGCGATTACTTTTATTTTTTCACCATCCGAATTTTTTTTAACCTCAGGCCATGGATATATTGGTTCCCCTTCCTGTGTTTCGTTACTAAAATTTTTAATTAGTTTTTTTCTTTCTTGAGCACTATCAAAAGATTTTTGATGCACTTCCTTCATCAATCTAATATATACTTCAGCATTGGCTAAAATAATTGCAAAAATATTTCTAATAGTGGGATCAAATCCAAAACCTCCTTTGTTTTTGTCTCTGATAATTTCATTCATTTTATTCTCAATGACATTTTCTAATTTTTTTCTTTGTTCAACGAATAATTTTTTTATATCTAAAATATCATTGACAAGTTTGTCAATTGCAACTTGATAAAATCCATTATCAGGTCTTATCCTAAAATAATTTTCAACTTTAGCTGTTTCTTTAGTTTTAAAACTACTAAAATCTTGTTCTGAAATTTTTGTTGATTTACTTTTAGATGCGTCTATAATTGCATTATTAAATAGAGAACTTGATTTTAATTCTGTTCGATTTGTTTCTATAATAAATTCTAATGTACCTTGTATTGTCTTACCTGTAATTATTTTATCGTCCTTAGTTTTATCTGTTGCAGATATGTTATAATATCTAATATCATCTACAATAACTGTCGATTTATCATCACCAGAATCAAATGTTCTCAATAAATTTCTTCCTGCCCAAGCAGTTACTTGTCTTTCAAATCTAGTTATTTTTTCATCATAATCTCTAAGACCAACAAATATGTTAGCGTCTAATACTTGTCCTAAAATTTGATCTTCCAAAGTTTTATCTAAATTCTGTGCAAGTACAATTAGTTCTCTTAATGTTTTATTTGGAAAATCTTTGGGTATTAATCCTTTTCTTTTGTATTCAGAATATACTGATTTTAATATTTCATAACCTCTGGACGAATTAGCAACTTTTCTCGATACTTGATTGTTCTTGGTATCTTCTTTATTGTTAGTAGAAGATATTATTGGATACATATACGGACAATTCAAAATTGCCTTCAAAGAAATATCTGTTAGGTATGCATATGTTGACCCAACAAATGATGTTGTTACTTCAAAGTTTCCATTGGAATCATTGTATCTTGAACTAAACTTAACTAAATGTAAACGATATCTAATTGCTTTACCATAATACCCTTTTAAAGTTAAATAAAATATTGGCCATGGAACATGAAAAAATGCTTTATAGGGTGAATTTTCTGGAGATTCAAATAAAGTCTTACCTCTTACATCGATAAAATTTATATTAACTTGAGGTATGGAATTAATTCCTTTAATTGATACTTGAATACTATCAATTCCAAATGATTGTGATGTTTTATCACTTTGATAGAATATATCTTCGTTATTCCTTGTTTTTTCGGTATTCAAATACGCATCTGTCCATGTACTATCATAGTCAGAACCATCTTGATTTTTTAAAAAATTTAAAGTTCCTTTTGCAATTGACGTTAATGTATTTTTATCATTCTCAGCCACTAAAATTGATCTCGGTATCAAATCAGCTTCAAGATTTACATACATAACCAAATTTTCATGTTCTACATTTCTTGGAAGTACATTACCTTCCTTATCGACCACACTATTTGGGTCAATGTACATTAGATTATTTTGATCTACTTTAACTAAAATGTTTCTGTTATTTGCTGAATCATTGTTCCCCATAATATAAACTATACAATTCTACATTTCTTTTATAATCTTGTAAAGTACTAATCAAAGGAAAAGGTATTCTTAAAGTAGAATTATCAGGTATTTCAAATTCAACACTACCTAATAATGGGTTTGCTTGTAATATTAACCAACCGAAAACAGGAGTACTATAATAATCTTGTGATACTTTATCCAATCTCGTTCTTCCTCTTTTATAAGTAATATACTTATCACTTCCCTTAATTGGTATTTCAATACCTGGTACAATTCTAAAACTACCATCTTTTTCAAAAAATTGATATCTATCAAAATATTCTCTACTCATTTCATTTAATTTATTCGATTGGTCCCATTAATGCATCATTAAGTGTTTTAGATGCAGATTGAACAGGACTTTGTAAACTTTGTAGTTGTTCTTTACTAAATTTATTATAGTTTTCTAAATCTTCACCCGTTAATGAAATTTGAGACCTTTCATCGTAAATTTCAGTATTAGCATAGAAATTAGAAGATAATGCATTTTGTAATCTTTCTATTGGTTTCTCTAAACCTTGACCACCAATAAAATTAACTTGTAATTGTACATTTGCTATCATAGGTTGTAATCCAATACCTTCAGGATTTAAATCCCATGTACCATCATCATATGATATGTTAACATCTCTTATAACAACTTTAGAATGATAAAAATCACCTATTCTTAAGATACATATTGGTGGTGGTCCGAATGTCGTATTTCTTGCAGGTAAATCTGAATCATCGGATAATCCTTTTATTGGTATAGTGTCTCCCGGTCTTATACATTGTTGTAAGAAAGTTAATCTTGAATTTAATCCTTCTGGTGTTGTTGAATGGAAACCTGGATGAAAATATTTTAATTTTTCTGCTAAACTTTTGAAAACAAATGGATCTGTTTCATTTAATTTTTTAAAATAGTATGATTCAGATAGTGTTTTCATTACTATTCTTTTCATTACATCAATTGGTGGTTTTCTAACTCCCGATTGTGTATTAGTTTGACCATCTTCAACTATTTTTAATCTTGATGCCTGAGCAGGATTTGTTGTTGTTGGTGTTGTCGGTGCCGTTTTTTGATATGTGAATGATACTTCAGATTTTCTACAAAAAAATGAAATAGGTGAAACAATATTTAAATTAGTTACTTGTCTGAAATCTCTATTTCTACAATCTGTATCTAAAGTGTTAGACGCGTTTCCAGAATACGTTTCTCCAATATTTGTTGTGTCGATTTGTATTGTTCCTTGTACTCCATCATATCCAAATTCAGATAAATTATATGTGGTATTAGTGATTGTTGAAGTTCCTGTCGGACTGTCTACCCATTTAATTGTTGGGTATGTAGTTCCATTTGCCGATATTTTTTGAAAAATGTCTAAAACAACACTATACGACCTTCTAAGAGAAAGTCTAGAATTGTAATCAACCGTATCTATAGATGATGTACTTGATGATATATTTACTTTTATACTTTGTACTGTTTTATTTGTTATGTCTGTTTTAAGTGTAGAAAGTTTTGTATTATATTGATTATAATTTGATTGCATACCATCAAAATAACCATTCAATTTTAATACCTGATCTGTTGATAATGATGCACCTAATGGTGATTCTGTTCCCCATATATTTTTTTTATCTCTCAAAGCATTTGTAGTAAAAGAAGTAAGTAGTGTAGTTAGATTAGAAAAAAGTTGAGATGTGTAGGTACTTTTTTTACCATAATATGTGGTGTAGAATGAAGTATAACCTGAACTTGCTGTTGTGCTTGGATTTGAGGTTGGTTCAGCGTTATCAAAATTTAATTCAGTAACCGCTAAACTTTCGGTACCTGAAGTACCTGTGTTTGATGTACCTGTACTAAGATTATCGGTAACTATATTTTGTGAAGTTGTTTTATAATTTTTAATTATATCATATTCACCACCTTTATTTAGATACGCATCAATTAGTTTTGCATCATCTTGTGTTAATGTTGTATGCCTTCTCATCAAATCGTAGAAGTCAATATCTTGACATCCCGCAAAAAAAGCATTTAAAAAATTTTCAATTTCTTCAGGTGTACTAAAAGTATCAAAATATTCTCTTGTTAATAAATTTAATATACTTGGATGGTCAACAACAATTTTAAAATTTATAGTACCACTTCTTTCTGTATTTTGATAAGTATATATTGGTTCTGGTCGACCTAAAAAAGAATTTGATTCCCATCTAGCAGAATTATTTTCAGTTACTTTTAAATCGTATGGTGGAAACCACATCACTCTACCACCATTCGGACCTCTCTCCGCTACAGGTAAATCAGCCAACATAAAACCTTCTCTATTTGAAGTTTTCCATGCTAAGTTTTCTATTGAAAACATATATTTTTTAGCGTAAAATGTTTTTCCGTCTCTGTCTGGTCCGTATTTATAATTTTCACCAATATTGGTTGAAGTTCTAAAATCTTTTTTACCATCTGATATTGGCGCAATGTTTAAATTCCAAGGGTCTGATATTACACTACCAGGGTATTTTCTAATATTACTACCCTTTTTCATGGTATCGTTATATTTTAAGTAAGGACGATTTTTTGTCCATGTTCTACAAAATTCATGCCCACTTAAATCTTTTGTCTTGAAAATACTTGGTGATTGTACCGCAGAACCTCTTGCATGATACACATCACCATCTTGAAATATTCTTGTTGTTTGGTCTATAACATTTGCAACATGTGATTTTGCTGCACCACCATCTTTAGGTCTTGAATCTAATATCTTTTGTGTTAATCCAAGTATAGAGTCCGACCTAAATGTTTTAGTACTTGATAAAGAATCATTAATGTATTCTTCATTTATGTTAATGTTGTTTCTTGCACTATACCAAGTTAAATTTCCACTTATTGATCCTCCTTCGGTATAATTTTTATCTCTTTTAAATAAAATTGCTGATTTTTCGTCAAACATTAAACTCAAGTAGTAACTACTTCTAACTGGTCTATCATAAAAATCATTAGTTGCAAACTTAACATCATTTCCTCTATCGTCACCAATATATGCACGTCCTGCGGGTGCTTCAGTTCCAAGAATATTTTTAACTCCTTGTGCTAATTTATCTACAAATGAAAATATTTTTGAAGATTGTTGTGATCTCGCAGTTGTTGTATAATTCGGTGCGTATGTAGAATAAGATAATAAATCAAATAATATTTGTTTTTGACCATCACCCATGTATTCTATCAATAAATCTGATGGTTTTCTTGATAATTTTGGTCTCCTTTGTATTCCAATCAATGAACCTAAAGCACCTGTTAAATCTTGAAAAACTTTACCCATTTGGGTTTTTACTTCAGGTTGTCCAGTATCAGGGTCTATTTTTTCTCTATAGTTAACAGGATTTGCGGGATTACTTAAATAATCACCAGGAATTTCAGGAAATGGAAATGTTAATCCATTTATTGTTTGTAAAAAATCAATCGCTTGACCTGGTATTGTTTTGGATGTTGTAATTTTATAATTCTTTGCAATTAACGCTTCCTTTCCTCTAACTATATTAATTGCGGTTGATAGGTTACCGTTTAATGCGTCGAGTATTCTTACTCTACCTACAGTTGCCGTATATAAATTTTGTTGTAATCTTGCATAGAAAGGACCTTTTTCATTCCTATCTCTTATATATGACGCAGCAAATTTGAATAATTCAGATTCGTTATCGTAATTACTATTTGATAAAATACCTATTAAATTATGGTTTTCTGCTCTGAAGTAAGGTGAACCATTAAAATACAAATTTAGATTTGCTCTTCTTGGTAATGTCTCTATATTTTCTTTTACAAAATATGTTATTGGTTTATATGTGTTTGTTGATTGTGGTACCGATAAATCGTTTCTTCTGTTGGTATCAACCTCTCCTGGATCAACATTCGCAAAATCACTTAATGTTTGTACAAGATAGTTAGATGAATTGAATGTTTGAGGTCCATTCGGTGCTTGTAGAGTCCTACTTAATATAGAGTCTCTAAAACTTTTAGTTGAATTAAAATCTAAATAACTTGGCATTATATTGCTTTAATTATAAATAGATGGATAGGTAAAATTAAACGAATTCCCTAACTTCTCTTCCTATAAATTGTGAAACTATCGTTGGATCTTTTAACATCGCCCTTGCTAATACATCTACAATTGGTCCTGTTGATGAAACATTCATTTCTACAATATGTTTATGTACAACCGTTGCTGTAGATTCATTATCTTCTTTACCGGTTTTTTGTTCATTGGTAGTTTTAACTAAACTACTTTTTTGATTTTGTTCTGAAATTGCTTTTTTAAGGTCAATATTTTTTTGAGTTTCAATACTTTGAGGACTGACTTTTACTACTGATTTTTCATTTCCTTTATTAATTGATCTGTAGGTTTTTTCAAATCCACTCAAAAAACTATTTGGTAAATCAGTACTTATATTTTTTTGTTTATTAAGTAATGGTTTTATATCTTTTTTTACCAACTTAGTTATCGATTCTTCAGTAATATTAACATCCAGTGGTTTATCTCTATTGATATCAAATGTTAACGGTTGACTTTGATTGTCTTTGTTAATTGGACCATAAGTTTTTTCAAAATCACTATAAAAATCTTTAGAAAAATTAAAGTTTTGTTTATCTGATTGTCCGAGTGATGGGTTTACCTCACTCTTTTTTAACTTTACAATAGATTCTTCTGTAATATTAACATTTAATGGTTTCTCATTATTGAAAGATAATGTTAATGGTTCTTCTTTTTTATTTTCTTTATCTTTATTTATTGATGCAATAGCCTTTGCACTTGTATCATTTTCATTTTTCGTGTCGGCGAATACTATTTGTTTATTATTATCTGTTTTATTTACAGATGTTTTATTTTGTTTATTTATATCTGAATTATTAGAATCTGGCACCTTATCCTTACTACTATCGTCAAAATTTAAAAATAAATTTTGAACTTTTGGTTTAGATTCAACAGTTTGGTTCTTTTTATCTTCTTTTGTTTGATTATTTGTTTGATTATTTGTTTGATTTTGAGTATTCGTTTTATTTTTGTTATCAATAAAATCTTTAGCCGTACCTATTTGTTTAGTTACTTCTACAAGAAATCTATCTTTTAGTTCTTGAATACCTCCGGTTTGATTTTTTGACCATTCAGCAAAAGATGTTTCCAAATCTTTCATTGATTTTCCTGTCGTGGCAGCCAATGTTTCCATCATTACCGCACTACTAATTCTACCTGCTTGAATTCTTAGTAAAGCTGCGATATAGTTAACATCTCTTTTCATGTTTTCAATATCAGAAGCTTGTTGTTTGACCACTTGTTCTGAGGTCATTCCTTTAAGTTCATTCTGATATTTCATCAATTCGTTGACTTGTTCTTGTGTGAGTTCTTCTAACTTTACTGTACTCTGACCATCAAAATATTTTTTTAAACTTTCAGAAGAACCAATTTCTATCACCATCTTACCACCTTTCATTTGTGCGAGATTTGTGATAAATTCTTCTTGTTTTTTGTCCAGATTTAAACCTCTAGCCATTAAATCGGCAGATGCTGAAGTTCTTTCCGCAGCGGCGACGGCACCTTTTGCTAACTCTTGATATGATATACCTAATTGAGCCGCCATTTCTTTGGCTCTTCTCAAGTTTACTCCCGTTATTTCGAATCTTCCTTGTTCTGAATTATATGTTGTCAATGAACTCGCAGCACCAATTAATGCATCCTGTAAACCTTCAACATTGTTTGTTGCCATGTACATTAACTTCAATGGATCATTGAAGTCTCCAATTGCTCCACCTAATACTTGTAAATTTGCGGCAAGTTCTATCGCCCCATCAGGATTCATTACTTTTTCAGCAATTGTGAATACCGAATCCATTGATATTCTAAATTCAGTTGCTTTTCTTACCATTTCGGATAGTCCATCAACTCCTTTTTTAAATCCGTATTCGTTTAGTTTTCCTATATTTCTATTTAATTCAGTTGTCACAGTTTGTGATCTTAAACCTAAACCTAGTGCCTCTTTACCTGCCTTTGCTATTTTTTCTTGAGCATCGGAAGCTCCTAAACCAACTTTTTCAAACTCACTATACATTCTAACTAAATCATTCAAATCACCAACATACGCTAATGCGATTTCACCTGCCTTTTCTAATGTTTGTTGATTAAGTAAATTAAATCTACCAGAAGCCTCAAATGCCGTTTTTACAGATGCTGCCAAATCATCGAATCCAATTCCAAGTTGAAGTAATCTTGGATTTGCATTTGTTAATTCTTCTCTAAAGTCTTTTGCTAACTTTCCTGTTAAACCAGCCTGTTTATTTATCCTATCAATTAATCCTGTTTGTTGCTCAAAATATAACTCTAATTGACCACCTAAATTATTTATAAGATTTTCACCAATTTTTGATAAATCATTTAAATCACCTTTAGAATCAAGTATGGTATCCATGATTTTTTGAACACCAATCATTTCTTCACTTAAACCTGGTAAATACTCTTTTTTCTCTTGTGTTATTAATCCTTTTCCAAAGAATTCGATGATATTTCCAGATACCTTTTGACCAAAACTAGTTTTACTATCTTCATCATTATTATTAGTATTTTTAAAACTAATGGAGTAGGATTTAAAATCTGATTTTAATTTAGATTCATGATTTTTATTAGTCCCGTCGAATTTTGTACTACTATTTATTCTATCCCATTCTTGGATGTAAAGAAATTTAAATTTATTGAAATCTAAATTTTGTGAAAATTTACTAATATCTACCTGATTCATATTAATAAATAGATTATTGTGGATTTTCTAATTCAATTAAATAATTTATATAGTATCTTCTTATATAAACAGGCATGGAAATAATATCTCCATAAGAGAATCCTCTCTTAATCAAAAATAATATCTCACTTAATTGATTTTTCTTATATTCCGTAGAAAGGGCGAAAAAATTCTACCCCGAATCCAAGTTGAAATTGGACTTCTTCTCCTGATGGGGCTATTGCTTTTTGTGATAAATCTAATCCAGGTTTATTTAATTCAACAAATTTTCTAAAATCTTGTGAATCTTTAATTGGTAAGTTTTCAATGAAATTCCTAATTGTCATTGGGTCTCTATTACCTTTCACAGATTTTATCATACCCTCAAGTTGTTTTGTAATAATTGGTGCAAAACCAATACCATTCCAACTTTTATTAATGTCTTTAATTTCGTTTTCTTGTTTTTGAGTTAAAAATTTAAATGTAATATCCGCATTAGATTTACTCATAACATAAGTAAACTCCCCATGTTGGTCTGGTGTCAATTCAAATTTTTTAAAATTTAATGAACTTAAATCAACTACAACTTTAAATTCATTGTCTGTTTTTGGATCAGATAATGTAATATTATATTCTGAACCAAATGCTGTGTTTCTTAAAAATATTAATATTGCTTGTTTATCTTCCTCAACAATTTCTTCTGCGTTGATATCTTTATCAATTACTTTTCTTTTAAGTAATTCCATAACAACAGAATTTGTTTGAATCAAATTTGGTGAGGATAATATATTTTCATCTGATGCAGTTAGGTATGCAACTCTAACAGATTTCTTTCCATTTGCGTAATGAATTCCTCTACTAGGTAATTCTACAACATCGTAAGCAATACTTGGGTCTATTCTTAAATCTTCCATATGTCTATTTTAATCTATAACTATCAAAAAGTAAAGTTTAAATAAAAAAACCGATAACCTATGGCAGATTTAATGCTAGGTTATCGGTTTCTAAAATATAGTAGTAGATATTAGTATACAAGTATACATCTATCCATTCTCAATGAGCATTGTATTGATGCAATATCATCTCTTGAGTAATCTAATTCGTTGAAGTTGATATCGGTGATAAAAGTTCCTTCCAATATCCATTTTTCAACTACAACACCTGTTGGGTCTAACATCTCAAGTTCAATGTTCTTCTTATACCCCGCAGCGTATCCCATACGACCAGTTACTGATTCTGCGTGTAAACGGAACCATTCCATCAACGCTTGTGATGCGGATGGTCCAATTGGGTCTTTAAATGTTACCCTCATTTCCTGCCATTCAAATCTACCAGCAACATATGTTGATGTATTCAAGAAAGGAATTGCAACTGAGTTAATTTTCGCACTAGGTCTTGCTGCTGAAGTTACATACCATTCGTTAATTCCCAAAGATGATGGAAATCTAACGATGAATCGGTTAACTCTTTTCGGTTCATATGGAACCGGCATTTTCATTAATAAATCTGCCATTTGATATTTGTTAAATTTTTAAGTTTATTTACTTTATTATAAATATATTGATATTTGAAAATAATTAATTATCCAACTATTGACTATATCAAATAAATTTCGTATTTTTTACTAATACCCAGTATAACTAGTTATAAATTATAAATTAATAATAATTAATAAAATAAATAATAAATACTAGTTCCAGTATACTGGGCGTTTTATAAAAATATAATTGTTTTAAAAAATGGTTCCATGTGGAACATAGATATAAAAAAAGGGTGTATTTCTACACCCTTTTATTTTTTATTACCATTTTTAGATGTTATCAAAAGATGCTCCAGAAGGAGTTATAATGAATTCTACATCAATAAATTCAAGAGAACGAGTTGGTTTGATATAAATCTTACCTCTCAAAGTGTTTGCATCAATATCTTCTGGATCATTTGATACGGTTACTCTGAACTCATATACACCTCTTTCCTTTTTAATTGATTCCAAAATTGGATTTACCAATCTCAAGAATTCATTTCTTACTTGTTCATCATTTTGTTCGAACAACAATCTAACTGCAACTGCAGATATTAGTTTTCTTGCTCTCAATAGTAATCTTCTTACGTTGATTCTATCAAGTGCAGATTCTCTAACTTGAAGTGTTTTATTACCCCAAATGATTGTACCGGTATCAGAGAAGGTTGCAATTGGATTAATTCTATTTTTATAAAGTTCATCTCTTTCATCAAGAGTTAACTTCTTATAAGCTTTTATTGAGTTTACAATACCTCTTGAATAACCAGCTACTGCGAACCATGGATATGAAACATTGTCAGTTAATGCAATATTTTTTACAACTTCTGCGGTAGGAGGAATATACAATTGTGTTGAATTATCAATATCACGTATTTGAATCCAAGGCCAATATGTTGCTGAATAGTTTGAATCCAATCCAATAGTGTCCATATCATCAATGACATCTTGTGCTGTTTGCCTATTTTTACTGTTAATGACATACAAAGAATCGGCTCTATCATTTTCAACCATATCAATTGCTTGAGTAACTAAAGACTCATGGTCAAAGAAATTAATACCTGGAGTTGCGAATACATTAATATCAACTGCTTCAGGATTTGCAAATGTTTCGATACCCGATAAATAAGAATAATAGTCAGAGTTACCAGTATTGATATCAAACACACCGCCATTAGTTGTGTTTCCACTCAAATATAATGTTTTACCGAATATAAACCTATCATCAAATGTTCTAACACTTCTATATATATCCCAACCATCAAAACCACCTGCAGTTGCAAAAGTGAATTTTCTATAGTTTATAGAATCTAAAAGACCCTTATCTGTTCCTTCTAAATTATATGGTGTACATGTAAACATTTTACCTGATACAGTCAAAGTTGATGTGATACCTGTTGCGTTTACAGATAAATGAAATCCTTCTGTGGATCCTGTAGCGGATTTTCCTTTATACTTGAATAAATCTCTATCATGTAGGAAACCTGCTTGAGTTGATAAACCTAAACTAACTTTTTTTACTTTATCACCATTAGATACTACAGGGTCACCATTAAGGTCATCGTACATAGTTTCACCAGCAATAAAGTATTCTGTTTTATATGTAGTTGCACCTATAACACTACTTCCGTTATTATATGATGGGAATCCTTTAAATCCCGCAGGAAATGCATCTGTTGGGTGATTCTCAACCATTGTTAACATGATGTACTTTGATTTCAATTCGTAATTACCGTCAGAGGTACCTACTTTTCTTGCAACATATCCAGGTAAGTTAGGGTCCATAGAACATCTTGAAAATTTTTCAAGTGCCACCATGTTTTCGTCGGTATCATTAAAATCACGAACAATTAAATCAAATTCAAGTCTATCAAAATCGATATTTGCAACCATTATCTTTACTTGTGAGTTTGATGAATCTCCATCAGATATTGTAACAACTTGAAACAAATCATCTACTTTATTACCTCTCACTTCTGAAACCACCATTGGAGATACTGAAGTGTCCCACTCTTTTACGAATTTATTTGTTTCATCAAAAACAGAAACAGTAGTTAAACCTGTAATTGTTCCTTGTTCAAACGAACTTCTTAAGTAGTTTGGATAAACTTCATGTACATAAACAGGATAATCAAGATATGATTTATCAAAAACTTCAGTACCTAGTACTTTGGTTATGAATTTTGATGACGATTTGTTTAAATTACAAACAAATGTTTTATTTCCAAAAGGTGATGTCACAGTTAAAGTAAAATCAGATAATGGATCAGACGCAATTGTTACACCTGACATTGTAACGTCAGTTGCTGCATATGTTACAGTAGCACCAGTAGTAGAATAAAAACCTCTTGCTCTTAATGATGCAACCGCAACTCCATTACTTGCTTTAATTGAATAAGTTTCACCGGCTCTGTAACCTGTCAAACCTAAAATTCTTGTAACAAATAATTGATTTGATTCCTGAAGATATGATTTAGCCACATATGGTAACTCATATCTTGGATTACCGTCACCGTCTTTTACTGCGGAACTACCGCCGAAATATATTCTAAACTCATCATAATTACTAATTAAAATTGGTTCAAAAGCGGGACCTTTTAAAGTCTCACCCACCAATCCTAATGTTGTGACACCCACACTTTGTGCCACAAATGTTAAATCTTTCTCTGATGTATATACACCAGGTGAAACGAATACTCTGTTTGAATTTGCCATTGATTGTTATTTGGTTAAAATTTTATTACTATTATACTATAAATATCATTGATTTTACCAAAGATTTCCGTATTTTTAACATGAAAGATAGATTTATATCTTTTTGTATCTTAATTTATCTATGAAAGAAAAAACAATATATAAAAACGTAAAAATTAGTGAAAAACATCACCAATTACTTAAAAGTTATTGTGATAAGAATGGATTTAAAATCCATAAAGTTATAGAAAAGTGGATTGACGATATTAGTAAACCGAAAAAACGAGAAAAAGATTTATATGACGAATAGATTAATGTAAATAAGTTACACCTATTCTTGAACCAACAACAGGAGTATATAATAGTGTAACTTGTTTAATTCCCGATATTTCGTAACCCGCACCTTCCTCTTCCACAAGACCATTAATATCCAACGTTATTATATCACTAATTCCGTTTTGTAATGTGAATGTTAAAGATGAACCATCATATGTAAAG